GTAAAAGAGGACATAAAGCATTTAGCTGTGATTTATTACCATGTTCAGGCGGATATCCCGAATGGCATATACAAGATGATGTTAGGAATGTATTAAGGCATGATAATACTATGATTCATAGATGTGAATATGATATGGTGATAGCATTTCCTCCATGTACAGATTTAGCTGTAAGCGGTGCAAGGTGGTTTAAAGAAAAACAAGCGGACGGTAGGCAGCAAAAAAGTATTCAATTTTTTGAGTTTTTTACTATGCTTAAAAATGAATATATTGCTATTGAAAATCCGATAGGAATAATGAGTTCTTTATACAGAAAGCCAGACCAAATAATACAGCCTTGGCAGTTTGGACATGGAGAAACAAAAGCGACGTGTTTATGGTTAAAAGGTTTGCCTAAATTGAATCCTGCCAATATAGTTACAGGTAGGGAACAAAGAATATGGAAAATGTCACCTGGACCAGAGAGAACAAAATTAAGAAGCAAGACATTTCCAGGAATAGCCAGTGCAATGGCAGAACAATGGGGATAAAAAAATTTAACGAACTAAATTAAAGATTATGCAAATAAATATAGGAGATTATAACAAAACAAAACATAGAACAAACAGAATTAGAATTTTAAAATAAACACCAATACAATGTTGAACTTTCCGAACATAAACAAAAAGGATGTAAAATTATTGGCACATAATCAAAAACAACCTCTAAAGTCCTGCTCTATCCCGAAGCTGATAACAGGCGACTACAAGCTACTTATGGTAGATAAAAAAGGGGTTGAGTGAAAATGTAGCAATGGAGATTGTATTACATACCTAAATCAGGTTAGAAGCACAAATGTTTTGTTTATGAGTTCTATTAATTTAGAAAAGTACTTGTAGAAGTAATGCTTTAGATATTCATATATTTGACATTTAGAAAAAAAGTATTACATTTGTAGGATAAATACGTTATTAACGCAAAAAAACGATGAGTAAGTTTACTACTGAAACAGCAAAGAAAGCAGGGGCAAAAGGGGGCAAACATATCAAAACTAAACAATGGGAGCAGTTAGGCGACTTCTTAACCGATGCAGGAGCAAAACGAGCAATGGATATATTAAATGATTTACCAGATGATGAATATTTAGATCAGTTTGGTAAATTATTAAACTATTTTAAGCCTAGAATGCAAAGTACTCAATTAGATGCAAATGTTACAGAAAGGGTAATAACAGGAATCACATTTGATGAATAACATAATCTACATAGATTCTAAAGGTAAATTAAACCTTAGTAGATTAAGACCAGATCAACAGGCTTTTATTAAGTCTAAAAAATTACACTCAGGAATAGTAGGAGGTTACCAGTCTGGCAAATCACTTTCTGCAAAGATTAAAGCGATAACAGAACTACTCCAAAGCCCAAATGTACCGATAGCATATTACTTGCCTACCTACGGATTAATTGACGATATGCTCGCACCCACAATGAAAGAGTTATTCGACAGTATTAATATATCAGTTCACCACAACAAAAAAGAAAGTAAATTAATAACTCCATACGGTGAAATATGGATGCGATCAATGGACACGCCCGATAGGATAGTAAGTTATTCAGTAGGGTACTCAATAGTTGATGAAGTGGACGTTGTTCACACCAATAAGCAAGTGCCTGCAATGAAGCGGATAAGTTCCAGAAATTCATTCAAAAAGAATACTCCCAACAAAATGGACTTTGTGTCAACACCAGAGGGATTTAGTTATATGTATAATTTCTTTGTCAAAAAAGCAAACGATAATAAAATACTGTTTCAATTAGACACGCTCGATAATAAGGCAAATTTGGGTGAAGGGTATATCCAGGGGTTAATGGAACAATACGACCATGAACAACTAAGAGCCTACCTACATGGTGAATTTGTTAACCTTACAGATGGAACAGTATATAAAAATTATAATCGTGGTACACATCATTCTGATAGGGTTGTACAGCCTAACGACATCTTGCATATAGGTATGGACTTTAATATAACTAAAATGGCATCGATTATTCATGTTATTGACGGGAATATAAAAATCGCAGTTGCAGAATTGGTTAATGTTTATGATACTGAGCAAATGATTACCCTTTTGAAAAGCAAGTACAAAAACAAAATGGTTATTTATCCAGATGCAAGCGGTAAGAATAGAAAAACATCGGGTAAATCTGACATCGACCTGTTAAGAAATTCAGGTTTTACAGTACGACATCAAAGTTCAAACCCACCTGTAAGGGACAGAGTTAATGCGATGAACTCAGCTTTCAAAAACCCAAAGACAGGTGAGATAACTTACTATGTTAATAGTAATAATTGCCCAGAATATACGGAGTGTTTGGAAAAACAATCATATAAGAATGGAGAGCCAGACAAAACGACAGGATTAGATCACCCGATAGATGCGGGCGGATATTTTATTTACGGAAATAACAGAAGTATATTTAAAATCATATAACTATGAAACACTTATTAATTTTAGTAGTATTAGCATTATTTATGAGTTGCGCAAAAGAGGAGTTCACGGAGTTTATGACTTATTATCACGATCAGGAAAAACTATTTACCGAACAACTAAAAAACTCTGAGTAATGATAATACTTGTAAACAAAACCAAATATCTGGTCAGGACAGAATGGAGCGAAATTACTTTAGCAATGGCAATGGAGGTTAATGCAATAGAAAAGCCAAAGACATTGACAGCGGTTTACGACTCCAAAACACAAGAGCAATTCGACACAGCAGTTAAGCAAGTGAAAGCAGCGGATAACATCGAGTACTTTAAAAAGGTTATTGCAGTGCTGACAGATGCACCTCCGATTATATTAGAATATGCCGAGCATAAGTTAACAGATTTCTACTTCAAACACATAGAAAAAATAGTTGTAGGATTGTATAATATGTACCCACACTCATACGAATTACGCTGCATAAAACATTTTAAGTTTAAGGGCAAGAAATATTATATGCCAGTAGAGGAAACTGTATTGAATGACAGCAAGCCATTTGCCAACGAAACGGCTGCAACATTTATTGAGGGTATGGGTTTACGGTCCGCCATACAAACAAAGGTAATGAGTGAGCAGGGATTAGCAGGGCTAACAGCCGTATTTGCAAGGCGCAGGGGCGAGCCTTTTACTGAAAAGGTAGCCATACAGCGAGCGGAGGAATTTAAGCAACTAACAATGGATAATCATTGGGAGGTTTTTTTTTGTTTGATACTTTCGTGCAAAAGGTTGCAAGGGACTACGAGCATATATTTGGAGGCAGCGGAAAAGGTGGAGTTAAATTAGGATTTTTTATTTTTATTTTGGAGGTATCGGATTACTATAAAGACTACAAAGACACGCTAAAGGACAACATTTATTCCTTTCTGGAAGTGCTAAATAATAAAAGAGGGGTGGATAAAGCGAGGCAAGTTACTTGACAAATCATCACAAATAACCTAAATTTGCAATTATGACAATAACAGAATACAGCACAGCACTTGAAACCGCAACAGAAATAGATTACCTTTTCGGGTACAATGACGAGGTAAATCAAAACAGGGACTTTCCATTATTAAGAGTATATCCGCTCAATTGGTTATTGACCCGAAATTCACAAAGCACATTTGAGCAGAAAATATTTATCTATGTAAAGAACTCGAGTAGATTAACAGCATGGGACACAGCCATAGGATACTTTGAAACACTTAAAACCAATTTAACAGGAAGTGTAAAAATATTAGGTGATACTCCCATTTTGCTACATGATTTCGGAATGGTAATACAGGAAGTAAGGGTAATTGAAATAACAGTTAACATAACATTATATTGCTAATGGATTGTATAGTATGCGGAAAAGTAATAGAGGGTGAGAAAGCCACTAAAGGGATTTATGCACATAAGGAGTGCATGAAGTTTAAAAGCCAATTAACCCGACACGAAAGGCGGGCGATAATAAAAAAAATAAATGAACCTAAACCAGATAAACAAATACTTAGAGCAAATAGCCAAAGCGGAACTGTTAGCCCAAAAGCATAGGGCGACAGGAAAGCTAATTGACACATTTACTGTAAAGGACAGAAAGGCAGGAGATATAATTTATATTGAGGGTCGTATGGAAAATTACGGGGAATGGGTAGATACTGGCAGAGCGGTCGGAGCAAGGCGAGTTCCTATACAAGCATTAATAGAATGGATTAGGATTAAAGGCATAGCATCGGGCGAGCAAGTTAAGGGCATGGCGTTTGCCATACAGGAAAAAATATATAAAGAGGGTATCCCTACAAGGGGGAGCAGACGGATAGCAGCAAGGCGGCAACGGTTCGTAAAAGAAACATTGAAGCAGGCTAACAATTTACCCATAATGATTGAGCAGTACGACAAAACAATGTTGGAGGCTGCCATTAAAAATTTAATTGAGGACGTTAAACATACAATAAAATGAGCGTAACAGTAATAGACAACCCATCAGCGAATCACCCAGTATTTAACCCAGTAGAATATGAGGTTACATCGGACAGAAATAGTACAGCTAGTTTTACAGCAACGATATCAGATAATGGAGGATTTGTTAAATTTTCAGCTGGTGGGATGACATTAAAAGTTGATGATGTTGTTACTTGTACCGGGTACTCAGATAATGAAGTAAATACAGATGTTAAGGTTGTTTCAGTAGTGGCTGGAACTTCTTTTACCAGTAATTTAGTTTGGGATTCTTTTACATCAGGCGCATCGGGAACAGTTACCGTTAATAATAGAAACCTATTTGTTCAAGTTTCTGTATTGGAGTCGGCAGTAGTGAAAGCGGTTAAAGACATAAAGCCCCTTTCAGGAACTTTTTTAGTTGACATAGCAAAGATATTGCAGGGATTAGTTACTTATGACAAGGTAAACACAGCGGGGATAACATTACAAAGCCCTGCGACTGCGGGGAGTGCTATTGTTTATACGCTAACTTTTCAAGATTTCTGGACTGATATATTTGGCAATAGCTATTCAGACACAGCAGTTTCTGTTAGCACAATTGGAGGCGATGCAATAATAGGTTTTAATATGGCTTTGAACGGGGCGCAGCTATTTGCGGATTATGTTTGTTCGGTTGCCACTCCTGGCGAATTTCTTACGGTTAAAAAAGACCCCGAAAAACACGTAGACGAAGTTTGCCAATTAGCATTCTTAACGGAAGCAGCATCAGTACAGGTAAG